GGCGAAACGGTTGAGTCGCCGGGTAAATAATAAAATAATCAAAGTGTGCTGATACTTTTTGGATACTAATTAGAGCCAGAAACGACCTGTTTCCGGTTCTTTTTTTATGTAAAAATATAATCAGAAAGGCGGTGTATAAGATGGCATTATATAACAATCCTTATCAATATAGTTTTGGCGTTCCTGGGCAGATGAACCAGTTTCAGCAACAGCCTGTCCAGATTCCAGCTCAAACAGTACAGCAACCACAGCAGAACAACAATGGTATCCTGTGGGTATCTGGTGAAGTGGGTGCAAAATCCTATCTGGTAGCACCCGGGACAAGTGTTTTGCTGATGGACAGCGAAAGCGAAAAGTTCTACATAAAATCCACAGACGTTTCCGGTATGCCACAGCCATTACGTACGTTTGAATATCATGAAATAGGCACTCAGATGCCACCTAAACAGCCTGTTCAGAACATGGACAGTAAATACGTCACCAGACAGGAATATGACGATTTAAAGGGCAAATACGAAGCTATCATAAACCGATTAAATTCTTTTTCTGAACCTGTTAGAGCTAATACCGTACAGGAATCAGCAGTCAATGGAGGAAATGCAAATGAGTAATCCATTATTTAATGCCCTCGGTGGTGGGATGCCCCAGGGAAACGGACCAATGCAGATGATACAGCAATTCATGCAATTTAAGCAGAATTTTAAGGGAGATCCGAAAGCGGAAGTCCAGAAAATGTTACAGTCCGGGAAGATTTCCCAACAGCAACTTAATCAAGTTCAGCAGATGGCAGGGCAGTTTCAGAATCTGCTGAAAAATATGAAATAGTACATTACAATCTGGCCAGATTGATGTAAATACAAAAAAGGAGATTATAACTATGGATGGAAATTTAACAGCATCAGACGTTGCTCTTTTGACCGGGAACAACAGAAATGATGGAATGTTTGGCGGAGATGGCGCATGGTGGCTTATCGTGCTTTTCTTGTTCGCATTCTGCGGATGGGGAAACAACGGATGGGGCAATAATGGAAACGGCGGCGGATATGCAGCCACAGCAGCTACTCAGGCGGATATTCAGAGAGGATTCGACAATTCCGCTGTAATTAGCAAACTTGACGGAATCAATAGCGGCCTGTGTGATGGCTTCTACGCCATGAATAACGGTATGCTTACCGGATTTAACGGAATCAACACCAACATCATGCAGACTGGCTTCGGCATCCAGCAGGCTATTAACGCTGACACTGTAGCAAATATGCAGAATACCAATGCACTCCAGGCACAGCTTGCAAACTGCTGCTGCGAAACCAGAGAAGCAATCCAGGGCGTGAATTACAACATGGCTCAGAATACCTGCGCACTCCAGAACACCATGAACAACAACACTAGAGACATTATTGACAGCCAGAACGCCGGAACAAGGGCAATCCTTGATTACCTGTGCAACGAGAAGATATCCAATCTTCAGGCTGAAAACAATGATCTCAGACGTGCCGCTTCTCAGGATCGCCAGAGCGCATTGCTTACAACTGCAATGGCTTCTCAGACACAGCAGCTTATTAATGCAATTAATCCGGCACCGATTCCAGCATACCAGGTTCCTAACCCGAACACATATTACGGATGCGGATGTAATACCGGATGCAATTGTTGACAACTTCATATCGAGAGTATCTTTCGATTGATTTCGGATGTCGGCTTATGCCGTATTACACAGAGGGGCAGGCTGAGACCTGTCCTTTTGTGATATGAAAGGAGTATTTTTATGGCAGAATTTACAAATGTAGCTGCTCAGACTGTAGCAGCAAATGGAAACGTAGTATTTTCAAACACAGCAGTTAAAGGTTCTAACTGTATTCAGCACAGAGAGGGAAGCGGAATTATTACGCTGAGAGGACTGACTAATCAGTGCAAAGCGAGATTCTTCGTGGATTTTTCTGGTAATATCGCAATTCCAACAGGCGGCACTGTCGGAGCTATTTCTCTGGCAATTGCAATCTCTGGCGAACCTGTATTATCTTCACAGATGATTTCCACACCGGCAGCAGTAGATCAGTATAACAATGTATCCTCTGGCATCTATATTGATGTACTTCGTGGAAGTTGCGTTAATATTGCAGTAGAGAACACAAGCGATCAGGCGATTTCTGTTGCGAACGCAAATATTGTTGTGACCAGAGAAGCGTAGGAGGTGTGATTATGAGAGACATTAAGGATTTATGTGCAAGAATTGAAGACGAACTGTCCAAAATTGCTGACAGTGGACTGACTACCGGAAATCTGGAAATGACATACAAACTGATTGATATGTACAAAGATATCAAGAATACGTATTACTGGGACAAGAAAGTGGAATATTACAACACTGTCCTTGATGAGATGCGTAGCGGCTACAATGACGATTACAGCGAACGTGGAAGAAAGCGTGACAGCATGGGGAGATACAGCGCAAATGACGGCAGAATGATGCCAGATTACGACCGGGGCAGTTCTTATGCCAGACGTGGTGAGCATTATGTTAGAGGGCATTACAGCCGTTCTGATGGACGAGATGCTTACGATGACTATATGACGCAGAAGCAGAGCTATCGTTCCGGCAAATCCGAGGACTGCAAGAGAAAGATGCTTGCCGCTCTGGAAGAACATCTGGACGAACTCACAACAGAAATGAGCGATATGTCCAAGGATGCGGAGTGCCGGGAGGAACGTGATCTTGTTAAAAGATACGTGGAAAAGCTCCGTGATATGCTCTAATTAGTCAAAACATGTACCACAACTTTTTGGAGGTTCTGTGGTAAAATGTATTCATAAGGAAGATTCGTAAGTGGTTGTAGCCACTTGACATAGACATTTTTTCATTGATTCCTCCTTTCTTAGGCGCGTGTCCTTAACAGAAACAGGTTCGGGCGGAACCTGGAGGTTGAAAAGCGGATGCAATTTCCGACACGTACCATTGCCGTTAGTGCATGGCGGCATACCTCCTTGTGAGCACATATAACTGAACAGTGAAATCCAACCCGTGCAGAGGTGCACGACCGTATAGGCGGTGTTGACGTAGCCCGAAACGTCTCGTGTTTAGGCATAGCACGTAAAATACCTTACTAACCCGGGAATCCGGGTTAATGGGATATAGCTCAGTTGGTAGAGCATCTGACTGTTAATCAGAGTGTCACAGGTTCGATTCCTGTTATTCCAGTTACCCTGCCAGTGGTCTAACTGGCTTAATCCAATACCTGCGGCGGCAGGTCAATAAACACGACCAGGAGGATATATATGCAGAAACTTATTGACACATTAAAATCATTTGGAATTGAAATCCCGGAGGACAAACAGGCAGATGTGAAAAAGGCGCTCTCAGAACATTATAAGAACGCCAAAGAAGTAGCGAAAACCCTGTCAAAAGTCGAGGGAGAACGCGATGACTGGAAAGAACGTGCTGAAACAGCAGAGGAGACCTTAAAAGGTTTTGACGGTATCGACCCGGCGAACATTCAGACAGAGCTTGCCGGATGGAAGAAAAAAGCTGAGGATGCGGAGAAAGAATTTAATGCAAAAATCTATGACCGCGATTTTTCAGACGCACTTAAAACAGCACTTGATGATGTTAAATTTTCCAGTGAAGCTGCAAAGAAATCGGTTATGGCAGACATCAAAGAAGCCGGATTAAAACTGAAAGATGGTAAAATCCTTGGGCTGAATGATCTGATTGAGCAGATGAAACAGTCTGACGCATCCGCTTTCGTGGACGAATCTCAGCAGCAGGCCCAGCAGAATCAGGCAAGGTTTACTACTCATGTTGGACAGCAGCAGACACCGGGAACCATGACAAAGAAAGATATCGAAGCAATTAAAGACCCGTCTGAGAGACAGGCTGCAATTGCTCAGAATATCCAGTTATTCCAGTGATTTTTTTAACACCGACTATACGCCAGAGTATAGCCGCTAACCCAATACCTTAACAATTATGGGTAGAAAGGATTTTTTATGCCAGCAAAAACAAATCTTATTATGACTAATGATATTCATGTCACAGCACGTGAGATTGACTTCGTTACCAGATTCGAAAGAAACTGGCAGCACTTACGTGATATTCTGGGTATCATGAGACCTATCAAAAAGCAGCCGGGTGCTGTACTCAAGTCCAAATACGCAGAGGGTACTTTACAGAGCGGAAAAGTTGGTGAGGGTGAGGAAATTCCTTACAGCAAATTCGTTGTAAAAGAAAAGGACTATGCGGAAATGACCATTGAAAAGTACGCAAAGGCTGTATCTATCGAAGCAATCAAAGATCACGGTTATGAGAACGCTGTTCAGATGACTGATGATGAATTCCTTTTCCAGCTTCAGACCAATGTTACTGAAAGATTTTACAACTATCTAAAAACAGGTACTCTCTCATTCACGGAAACCACTCTTCAGATGGCTCTGGCAATGGCTGAGGGTCGTGTAATAAACAAATTCAAGCAGATGCACAGAAATGTGACTGGTGTTGTTGGATTTGTAAACATTCTGGATGTGTACGAGTATATCGGAGCAGCTGAGATTTCTATTCAGAACAAGTTCGGATTCCAGTATATGAAAGACTTCCTGGGATTCAACACGATCTTTCTGTTATCTGACAGTGAGATTCCAAGAGGAACAGTAATCGCTACACCTGTAGAAAACATCGCTCTTTACTACGTGGATCCGAACGAATCTGATTTCGCAAGAGCAGGTCTTGTTTACACTGTATCCGGTGAAACAAATCTGATCGGATTCCACACACAGGGCAACTACCACACAGCAGTGTCTGAATCATTCGCGATCATGGGACTTACTCTCTTTGCAGAGTATATTGACGCTGTTGCTGTCGGAACTATCAACACAACTCAGACACTTGGAACTCTCACTGTAAACTCCGCAGCAGGAAGTAAGAACGGAGATACAAAAGTGACTGTTACTCCGGCAAAAGTAAGCGCAGGAAATGTATATAAATACAAAGTTGCATCATCTGAGACTTCCGTAGACTACGGGCAGAATGTGAAGAACTGGAGCGCGTGGGATGGAAAATCTGACATTACCGCAGCAACAGGACAGGTAATCACAGTGGTTGAGTGCGACAGTACCTATAAAGCACTGAGCGCCGGACATGCGACTGTAACAGCAAAATGATGATCGTGGGAGGTAGCTGGCATGGCTTATGCAGATTATAAATTCTATACAGAATCATTCGGCAATGTCGTGCCAGAAACCGATTTTCCACGACTGGCAGAAAGAGCCAGTGATTTTGTAGACACAATGACGTTTGACAGGTTGGTGGACGGGCTGCCAACAAATGAACGCTCACAGAAACGCATCAAAAAGGCGGTCTGTTCATTGGCTGAAAAAATGTATCAAATTGAACTTGCTGAAAGGAATGCTACTAATGCCGCTGTGAGTGGTATGTCAACTGCAATCGGGTCCGGTGGTAGCACGACAGGCATTGTAACATCTGTATCTTCTGGCAGTGAATCCATCTCTTACGCAACACCTCAGCAGATTGGGGCAAGTGCAAAGGAATGGAGTGCGGTGTATGCCGCCGCCGGAAACGTGCAGAAAACGAATGACTTGCTCTTAAAGACAGCTTTACCGCTTCTAATGGGAGTAAGGACGGATGATGGAATACCAGTATTGTATGCAGGAGTGTAATTATGGAATTAAAAGAACTCACCAGTAAAGTAATAGAACTGTTGAATATCGAAAGTCCAGAACAGATTCCAGATTCTTTGATGGAAATTGTGCTGAATGGAAAAACAGAATATTTTGACAGATTTTGCAATCTGGTTGAGGACTTATCCATTGACTGGTTGCAGAAGATTTTCCAGTATTATCTTGCTGATAGAAAAGTAAAGATGCAGGACTACACGCCTGTTTCATTGGCAAGATTTGTTGGAAAACTGGTGCAGACAGAAAACGAACAGTCTGTATATGATTTATGCGCTGGAAGCGGTGCGTTAACTATTCAGAAGTGGAATCTGAATAACAAATTGAAATTCGTATGCTATGAGTATGATAAAACAGTTATCCCAATTCTACTTTTTAATCTGGCAGTAAGAAATATTGATGCAGTCGTTGTAAATGGTGACGCATTGCAGGATGAAGTTTTCGCAACTTATCTTGTAAAGAAAGGCGATAAATATTCTTCTGTAAAAAAAACAGAAAATTTTAAACCAGAAAAAACAAATAGTTGCATTTCAAATCCACCTTATAACATGAAGTGGAAGATACCACCTTTTGCACAGTTACAACATCGTTTTAATGACTGCGAGTTACCACCAGAAAGCAATGCAAATTATGCCTTTGTTCTGACTGCATTAGATAACTGCAATGAAAAAGTTTCAATGATTCTTCCATGCGGAATATTATCTTCCGAAGTGGCGAACGAAAAACGGATAAGACAATATCTTGTTGAAAAGAATCTTATAGAGTCAGTTATCTTATGCCCTGACAAAATGTTTGAAGCTACATCAATACCAACTTGCCTTTTAACTTTGAGCAAAAAAAAAGAGACAACGCATATTGCATTTTTAGATATGCGCAAAACTTGCGATGTAGAACAAAGAGAACAAAATGGACAGTTTGGCGGGGCAAGCCATGAAAATAGAACGTACAAAAAAGCTGTTAATGTGTTTTCTGATAAGCAAATGGAAAGTGCTATTGATTCTATCATTAACCAGAAAAGCATTCCAGAGTTTTCAAAAAGTGTATCTGTTCAAACAATTTCTGAAAATGATTACTGTCTTGTGCCATCAAGATACATTGAATTCCAAGAAAAAGATTTCACGCATAGAGATTACGGAGAAATTATTGACGACTTAAACAGAGTTATTAATGAGAAAAACGGTCTCAAGCTGACAATGAATGAAACACTTGCAAAATCAATCGGATTGTATGACATATTCCAGATGTTCAAACAGTCGGAAGAAACAGCGGGTTCTATGAATCAAATGCTTGCTTTTACTGGTAAGAAAATCGAAAAAGAAAATTTTATTTCCATGACAAAGAAAGCAGGAGAACTGAAATTTGAAAACGGAAGTAAGAACAGCATATCAACTATATTACTTTCAATTTTGCAGATGTGGAAACAGCATATAATGTATCTGAACAATGAAGAAAACAGATATTTAGTAGAATTGAGAGACGCACTTTTACCAGATTTAATGTCTGGAAAAATTGATTTAGGAGGTGAAAAATAATGGACATTTCAACATTAGGCTCATGTATAGCAATCGTTATGATTTGCTACATCGTAGGAATGGGCTGCAAAGCATCAAAAAGAATCTCTGATGAATGGATTCCAGTGATCATGGCGGTTATTGGTGGGATTCTCGGAGCGGTCGGAATGGGAATTATCCCGGATTTCCCGGCAACGGATTATATCACGGCAGTTGCAGTCGGTATGTTTAATGGGTTGTCAGCTACCGGTGTGAATCAGATTATTAAGCAGACAGTGCAGAAAGAATAATTAAGGAGAGGGTATCATGTACGAAAAAACTTTGACGATTTTCAATTATTATGAGAGTCCGACAACAAGAGATGCGTACTGGTATCCTCATGTACTATCTGGTGTTGACCTCATTACGGACAAAGGGGCAATCCTTAAGAAGTACGGGCCAGACGCAGCAGACAACGCGCAGCTACACATCCATTATACTGTCCAGAACGGCGATATAACCATTGCTGACAAGAATGGTAAAATTCTCCCATATGTACCGCCTAAAGAGTGGAAAAGGCAGATCAACAATGCCCTGGAAGACACTATCACATTCTCAGATGAATCGTTCTTCTGGGAGGGTAAGTGGGCTGGCGGAACGATAATTGACAGTGATTATCGGAATGGATTCTATCAATACATGAATGAGAATAAGGATAACGTGTTCAAGATTACCAGTGTAGGCGGTCCATATACACTGATTCCGCACTTTGAAATTCTAGGTAAGTAATATGAGTAAGATTCATCATTTCAAAGGATTCTCCGTAGTTGATGGAGATATGAAAATTAAACTGAATATGGACAGATTCTCCAGACAGTATCAAGAAGCTCAGTATCTCCTTGATGGAATGGTCATGGACAGCATGGTGCCATTTATGCCAATGATTTCAGGAGATTTTATCGATAAGACAAGGGCAAGAAGCTCCTCTATGCAAGGCACAGGCTTTGTTTGTGCGGCGGCAGAACCTTATGGCAGATTTCTTTATATGGGAAAAACGATGGTGGACGAGCTGACTGGAAGCCCTTACGCTCGGCAGTATGCGAAGAAAGTCCTTGTTAGTCAGTTCTCCGGACAGACAGCAGCTAAGGAAAATCTTGAATACACCAAACAAGCGCACCCACGGGCACAAGCCCATTGGTTTGATGCCGCTAAACGACAATACGGAAGCACATGGATTCGTAAAGTAAAAGCACAGGCAGGAGGTGGCAGACATGGCAGATAAACCTATCGGAGTAGATGCAACCGGATATGACATTCTGACAGACGCCATGAAAGCACTTCTAAACCAGTATCCGGGACTACACGACAATGAAATAATCAAATTCGAGGAACTTGGCAAAGAATCGGGAATTGCGTTTTCAGCAGACAACGGGGCGCTGATCTATTCAGAAAAAGAAGATGTTTGTGGCGTAATGCATCAGGTATGCCAGTATCCATTTTATGTGGTATACCGAACAGCATCCGACAAGGAGAGGCAGAAATTATCTGTTCAGAAATTTTTGGATAATCTCGGTAAATGGATATGCAGAGAACCAGTTGTCATAAATGGCACTGAGACACGTTTAAATGCGTTTCCAGAGCTTTCGCAAGGGCGAGTGATAAAACGTATAACCCGTGGAAACTCCTACGGTACAGAGCCGCAGGAGAACGGCGTACAGGACTGGTTATTGCCATTGTCAGTACGCTACGAAAATACTTATGAAGTAATATAACAAGTAACAACCGGCTATCAATTGGAGATAGTCGCTAACCTACACAGCCTTTTAAAAGTTATAGGCAGAAAGGACATTTCTATGGCAGTTACAGGAAAAATTGACCGTAAATATATGGCTCATTATATTGATGCAGGTTCCCTCTGCGGAGGGCTGACACCGAAATATGAGCGTCTTGGAAAGGATCTGGAAGAGTACAACATCGAACTCAACCCGGATACCGAAACATCTAAAAATATTCTTGGAGAATCCACATTTAAGCATAACGGCTATGAGGTATCTTCTGATGCCGATCCATTTTATGCAGATACCACTTCTGACCTATTCACGGCGTTACAGAAGATTGTAGACGGACGCCTCAAAGACGATAACCTCAAGACAAAAGCAGTTGAAGTCCATCTCTGGACGGAAGCCACAGCAGGCAAGTATGAAGCATATCAGCAGGATTGCTACGTTGTGCCGACATCCTACGGTGGAGACACATCTGGCTATCAGATTCCATTTACTGTCAACTATGTTGGCGAACGTGTAAAAGGAAAATTTGATATCAGTTCCGGTACATTCACAGCTGACAGTGAATAAGCACATACACAAGGAGGATATGCTAAATGGCAAAAGTAATTAATACCAAAATTGATGATGGAATTTTTACATTCACGTTTACCAACAACGAAGACGAAGTTTTTTCTTCTTTCAAGCTTAACCCGACTGATATCAATGTAGCAGCACGTGCGGAGGAACTGGGAGAGTACTTTGACCAGCTTAAAAATTCTATTCAAAAAGTCACATCTGGTAAGGAAGTGGCAGAACTGAACAAACAGATCGAAGACAAAATCAACTATCTGCTCGGATATGAAGCATCAAAAGACCTGTTCAAGGAGCCGATCACAGCGACTACTGTATTCGGCAATGGTCAGGTATTCGCCTACATCGTACTTGACAAGATCGCAGAAGCAATCGCACCGGAAATCGAAAAGAGAAAAAAGAAAATGCAGACGGCAGTCAATAAGTACGTGGAGAAATATACAAAATGACCGCCTATGAGCTTCCCACCTCACTGAACATAAGTGGGGTGGATTTTTCTATCAGGACAGATTTCCGAGCGATTATTGATATTCTCATAGCCATGAACGACCCGGAGCTGGACGAACAGGCAAAAGCAGTTGTTATGTTGAAAATCTTATTTGTGGATTGGCAAATCATACCACCAGAGCATTTATCGGAAGCTTGTCAGAAAGCTTGTGAGTTTATCGACTGTGGACAAGCTGACAGTGATCCGAATCGCCCAAAACCACGATTAATGGACTGGGAGCAGGACGGAGACATGATCGTGCCGGCTGTAAACAAGGTTGCTGGTAAAGAAATCAGATCAGTACCTTATATGCACTGGTGGACGTTCTTCGGATACTTCATGGAATCTGGCGAATGTCTGTTCAACACAGTTGTTGGAATCCGGTCAAAAAAAGCAAAAGGCGAAAAGCTCGATAAATGGGAAAAGAAATTCTATCAGGAAAATAAGAACATTATTGATATAAAAACACGTCTCAGCGAAGAGGAGCAAGCGTACAAGGATGCGCTGAATGAGATGTTAAACCTCAAATAGTTAGGAGGTGAATGTATGGCTGCTGATGGCTCAGTCATTATTGATACCAGAATGGACACGTCAGGCGTCCAAAATGGGGTATCAGCTATAAAACAGTCATTTAACGGCCTTGGGAGTGCTGTAAAAAAAATTGGTCTGCTGATTGGTGGGGCTTTTGCTGTCGGTAAATTGGCACAGTTTGGGAAAGAGTGTGTGGAACTTGGCTCTGACCTCGCAGAAGTGCAGAACGTGGTCGATGTTACATTTACCACCATGTCGGATAAGGTCAATGAATTCGCCAAAAACGCCATGACCTCAGCCGGACTGTCAGAGACAATGGCAAAGCGGTATGTTGGTACATTCGGGGCAATGTCAAAGTCGTTCGGATTCTCAGAATCGCAGGCTTACGACATGTCAACGGCTCTGACACAGCTAACTGGTGATGTGGCATCGTTTTATAATATCAGTCAGGATCTGGCGTATATCAAACTGAAATCAGTGTTTACGGGCGAAACGGAAACACTCAAAGATCTTGGCGTGGTAATGACCCAGTCGGCACTTGACCAGTATGCATTAGCTAATGGATACGGAAAAACCACGTCTGAAATGACCGAACAGGAGAAAGTTGCCCTCCGTCTGGCTTTTGTACAGAAACAATTATCGGCTGCATCTGGTGATTTCATCCGAACATCTGACTCATGGGCGAATCAGGTGCGAGTGATGCAGTTGCAGCTGCAATCTCTCAAGGCAACAGTCGGACAAGGGCTGATTAATATTTTTACACCTGTTCTGAAAGTAATCAATATTCTTCTCGGCAAACTGGCGACTCTGGCAAACGCATTTAAGTCATTCACGGAGCTTATTACTGGCAAGAAATCTTCCGGTCAAACGAGCGGAAGTGGAGCGGGTCTTGCCGGAACAGACGCGATCGCAGATACAGCGGACCAGTATGGACAGGCGGCAGATAATGCAGAAAAACTGGCAGATGCCACGAACGACAATGCAAAAGCAACAAAAAAAGCGAATAAGGAAACAAAAAACTATCTTTCATCGCTTGATGAAGTGCACAAAGTCACATCTACTGGCAGTAATTCATCTTCCACGCCATCTTCATCTGGTGGAAGTGGTGGAACAGGTAACAGTGGTATTCCGAGTTCAGTTGGTAATGTGGACTACGGCAATCTCGCAGAAGGCGAAACCGCACTTGACAAGATTAGCGATTCCGCAAAGAAACTTGCCGACCTTCTCAAAAAACTCTGGAAGCCATTCCAGGACGCATGGAAAAAAGAGGGTAAGAATACCATTGAAGCGGCAAAATTTGCGCTTGATGGGTTAAAAAAACTTGCTGTAAATGTAGGCAAAAGTCTTGTTGAAGTTTGGACAAACGGAACCGGCACAACAATGTTAGAAACCATGCTGAGGATTGCTCAGAACGTTCTTAAAACTATCGGGAATATTGCATCCGGTTTTGCGGATGCGTGGAATAAGAACAGTGTAGGGACACAGATTATACAGAACATTGCAGATGCTCTTGTAGTAGTTATGCAGTTTGTGGAAAAAATCGCAGAAGATACTGCAAAATGGGCGGCAAACCTTGATTTTTATCCTTTGTTAGAATCCATCAGTAATCTGACCAGTACCTTTGCGCCAATTCTGGAATCTATCGGAAATGTTCTTGAATGGATTTATAACAATATTGTTCTCCCAATGCTGAAATGGCTGATTGAAACAGGAATTCCAACAGTGATCAACCTAGTGTCTGATTTGGCAGGATTTTTTGCGGATCACCAATCAATCATTGAAGCATTCGGCGCAGCTTTGATTGGAGCGTTCGCGGCGGCGAAAATTGCAGGGCTAGCGTCAAGAATAGCAGGAAGTATAACGACAGTAGCGAGTTTTATAAAGGGCCTTATTGCACTCATGACCGGAACTGGCGGAATTATGGGTGGAATCAAAGCTATTGCAACGGCTATCGGACCGGGCGGAATTTTTATAGCAGCAGTAACGGCTTGCATTGCAATTGGCGTATTACTGTATAAAAACTGGGACAAGATTAAAGAAGTTGCGGGTGCGGTATGGGATTGGATTAAAAACAAAACATTAACATTTGTCAACACTATAAGTTCTGGGCTCAAAAATCTCGCGTCTAAAATTGTGACGATTTGGGATAACATCAAATCCAGTGCGTATCAGAAATGGACTGCGATTTGGTCAACAGTAGGAAATCTTGTTGAGAGAATCAAAAACGGTATAGTGGAAAAATTTACATCAGCCAAAAATAAGGTTGTCAATATATTTGACGGAATCAAAGATACCATTCGAAACATATTGAACAAGGTCATCGGAATCGTCAACAGAGCGATCGGAACTGTCAATAGTGCGATTGGTGGAATTGAATCGGCGTTTTCCTTCGGTCCGTGGGAAGTACCTACGCCGTTCGGCAAGAAAACAATCGGATTCAGTGCTACATTTCCGCGAGTTCCAACTATTCCATATCTTGCAAAAGGTGCCGTTATTCCTCCAAGATCAGAATTCCTCGCTGTGTTAGGAGATCAGAAGCAAGGAAACAACATCGAGACACCAGAAGCACTGCTCAGAAAAATCGTGCGTGAGGAATCAGGGCAGCAGAGTGGTGGTGATTACAGATTCACAGCTCAGATTAATAGACGGACTATTTTTGACGAAATTATAGACGAAGCAAAATTAAGACGCAGCACAAGCGGAAGAAATCCGTTTGAACTGGCATAGGAGGTGGAAACGTGGCAACTATTCCAAAAAGTATAACAAAACGATACAAGATGAACGGGGCCTCCATCTATCAGCCAGATAAAGATATGGGTTATAACCTCGAAACAACTTATTCAGAAGGTAGTAACCGTACGCAGTTCGGAAAAGCGTTGTTAACTCCATTGTTTACAGTCGAACAGTATAGCTATGAAGCATCAAACGTTCCAGTTATAGAAGCAAACAAAATTCTCAAAATTATCGCAAAAGGAAAAACATTCAATTTGTACCATTGGTCGCTTTACCACATGGCATGGAGAACTGACCCGTTTTATGTCGGAAAAGCAAGCCTAACTATTGGAGAAATTTCGCCAGACTTAAAATTTGTATCAAAAATATCTTTTAACATGCAGGGGGTGAATCCACTTGATTAATGTATCTGATACATTTAAGCAAAAACTACAGGACGGAGAAAGAACCTGGCAGGAAGTGGAAATCACCTTTCCTGACGGAACTGTAAAAACCGTAAAAGATGAAATTATGGGTGAAAACTGCACTTTTTCCGATTGTGCAGAAAGTAGCAGCTTTCCGATTGGCTGTGTTGTTTGTAAATCCATGACATTGGAGTTGGACAACACTTCTGATCAATGGAAAAACTATAATTTCTATATGGCAAAAGTTCATGCGTATCTTAAAATGCAGACCTCCGTAGCAAGTCCGGCTGCAACAGATGAATTGCTGGATGAAAACTATGAGCCAATTCTTGACCAGAGTGGCGGTGCGATTTTGGCAACAAAAGCAGCGACAGAAGATAGAATTGAAACCATTGATAAAGGTATTTATACAATTACGACTCCAGAACAATATGGCGAAATCCTTAATCTTACTGCCTTGGATGATATGTACAAGACCAATGCCGTACACTCAACAAAATTGGTTCTCCCACAGACGGTTGAGAGTCTGGTGAGGGATGCATGCAGTACTCTTGGTATCACGGCTGGTTTTTCGAAAATGGCACATGGTGATCTGATTATTAACGAACTCCCAAAAGATATGACATATCGTCAGCTTTTCGGATGGGCTGCCATGCTCGATACAGCGAACGCTCGCCTGGACAGCAACGGAAGCTTGCAGTTTGTCGGATGGAATCTGGACGCTACTCCGAGCATTGAACTCAAAGATTATATCAGCATGCCGGCAGTGTCAAGTGACGACATAGTGATAACCGGAATCAATATAATAAGCGGTGATAATTCTGGAACATACGGAACTTCCGGCTACATTTTGTCCATGGAAAACAATCTCGTGGGTGAATCCGATCTTGTAACAGTGGCAGCACAGATTGGTGATTCCATTATCGGTACAAAATTTAGGAATCTCCAAGGAGACATGGCGTTCAACCCATTGCTGGAATTTGGTGACGTGGCTTATACCTATGATCGTAATCTTAACCAATACGTCACTCCTCTAACAGATGTATCATGCACAGTTAACGGAAAAACTACTCTAAAAACACAGGCTGACGACCCGATCAGAGGAATGAGTCTATATTATTCTGGAGCCACAAAAGCAATCGTTGCAGCGCGCCGGCTTGTCGAGAAAGAAAAAAACGCCAGAGAGCTAGCAATCAAAAAGTTGCAGGAGTCTCTTTCTGTCGGAAGTGGACTGTTTGCGACTTACGTTCAGCAAGAAGACGGAAGCACAATCTCGTATTTTCACGACAAGGGCACTCTGGAAGAATCAAAAAATGTAATCAAAATTACATCCGAGGCAATCGGTGTGTCAAATGATGGTGGCAATACTTATCCATTTGGCTTCCAGCTGACCGGAACGATGATAACTAAACTCCTGTACGCTGAGGGCATTAATGCAAACTACATTGATACTGGTGCATTGACGGTAAGAGACAAAGACGGAAATATTATCTTCCAAGTTGATATGGATACCAAAACGGTTGTTATCGACCCAGATGTTTTGATTATTGGAAATATGACATTGTCCGAGAAATTGGAAAACATGGATGAGAATATTGCATCTGCCAAGAATATGACATTCCAGCTGTCAAACGATATGCAGACGATCACATCTGACGCAGACGGAAACATTCCGGTATTTCCGACAGTTACAACAACGGCAAAAGTTATGTACGGTTCGTCTGATATCACGAACGATTGCAGTTATACCGTCACAAAATCCGACAGCGTAACGGGTTCATGGGATGTCGATACGCACACCTATACAGTCACAGGTTTGAGTGCCGACAATGGATGGGTGGACATTAAGGCAACGTACCTGATTAATCTTTCTGTAACGAAGAGATTTACGATTTCCAAGCAGAAATCAGGGAAAAACGGAAAACAGCTTTATACATGGAGAAAATACGCATCCATGCCGGATGGCTCTGATATGAGTGATAGCCCAGATTATGTAAAACTTCTGGACAGCGCCGAAAGTCCCATACTGGACAGTACCGGGGATGAAATCTACACAGTCACAGAAGCAATCTATGTTGGAATTGCGGACAATAAAACTACAGAAACACCGTCTGATAATCCGAAAGATTACATTTGGAGCCGTTTTCGTGGCGAAGACGGAGCGGATGGAATTGGCATTCCGGGAGAGAACGGAGAAACTTCTTACATCCATACCGCTTATGCAAATAGTATTGACGGAACTGTGGACTTTTCCACAACTGATACAGATAGAATTTACATTGGCCATTATTCCGATTTCGAAAAGACGGACAGTGCAGACCCAGCGAAATATACATGGGCGAGAATGCGTGGAGAAGACGGGCCTCCAGGAAGAACGTATTACCTGAGAGCCAACGCAGGAGTCCTGATGATGGGACAGGATAAGAAAATAACTCCTAATCCATTCAAGGTTCATGCGTATTACAGAGATGGACAGGGTGACGAAGCAACTTTTAAAACCTGGTGGGTAGTAGAATACAGCAAAGATTCCGGAAAAACATGGACAAAACTGGCCTTTAATGTACAGACCAGTGGAATAACTATTAATCCAGATAGCTATTCTCTTGGTGCTGACGGAATGATACGTGCAACAATTTATACGGATTCCGGAAGAACTAAAATCGCCGATCAGCAGACATGGCAGGTTGCTGTTGACGTTGGCATGCTTACGCAGGAGCAGATTGTTGAGATATTGTCCAATGGCGGAGAATTTAAAGGCCTCTACTATCTGAATGGACATCTGTACATCAGTTTAGACGCATTGATGGGAAACGCCGCAATTCTAGGTGGAACCAAAAACGGCAACGGATACCTAAAGATTAAAGATAAAAAAGGCACCGTGAAGGGACTGATAGATTACTCAGGCTACACTGCATTTACAAGCTATGAAGAAAATTCTACGCGCATGAAATATACAGGAATTTGCTTTTCAGATACTGGAATAAATCCTGTTAGTGCCGAGAAATACTTTAGCAGCACTGCGGACATTGAATACGTTGAAACGGCGTGGGGAATCGACTGGACTGCCGAAGAGCTTAATATTAGTGCAACAGAAGTATCGGCTGATACCGGTACATTTGGAGATTTAACTGTTACTAATTCTGCATCTTTTGCAAAATCGCCAAAGATAGAAAACATGGAGTATACGACATCATCAAATACTATTTGTTGGGATGGACGTACAGGATACAAACAGCTGATGCTGAAATCTTCATCCTCGAAACGCTATAAAGATATTGGAAACGATATTTCAGAGCAAGAAATTGAAAACTGGTACAATATTGAACCAACGTGGGCGAAATATAAAGAGGGATATCTAGTTGAAGGGGACGAGAATGAAGGCAGATATATCCCGATGTTTATTGCTGAGAATGTAGAAGCATTCTTTCCAGAAGCTACTCGGTATCAAAACGGACTTGTTGAGGACTGGAACGAACGTATCATGATACCGGCAATGTTTGCGATGATAAAAAGCCAGAAAAAACAGCTTGACCGACAGGAGAAACTAATTAATCAGCTCTATAAAAAGCTCAATATAGAAAAGGAGAATTAACATGGCAAAATTTAATGAATACACAGTAAAGGCAACTCCAGAAGATGCAGATACCTTAATGCTCTATGATGCTGCATCAAAAACAAACAAACTTTCACCATTCAGCGGAATCTGGAACTGGATGGTCAATAAATTGACAAATGCAGTAATCAATAACTTGCAGACTTCAAACAAGACTGTAGTGGGGGCTCTTAATGAATTAAATAGTAAGCTCTTCTTTGATATTCGAAATCTTTCGACTTTTTCTGTGCAAGCCAAGCTTGAGAAAGAGAATTATACGTCTTTCCTTATGTACGGATCAACTTCCGCAAATAATGGCTTTATGTATATTGTTTTTGTTAATAACGCTGCGGGAAAACGACAGGTCAGTTTTATTAAAATTGCAGATTTTGCGGCAACCAGGACTTTTTCAGGTACATACAGTGATGACTCATCCACACTGACAATAAATTCCAATGAGACCATATGGGGAGGTATCAAATTGCTGATGATTAAATAGTAATACTCCTGTTTAGTTAACTAAGGACTTTGAAAATTTCATAAAAATGTTTCATGATTTCATGAAAGGAGCTGATAAATATGGAAATTAAAGGAATTGACGTATCATCTTATCAAGGAAACCCAGATTGGGCGAAAGTATCGAATTCTGGAGTTAAGTTTGCAATATTAAGAATCCATCAAAAATCTGGAGTCGATACATCTTTTGAACACAACTACAAGGGCTGTAAATCCAATGGAATTCTTATTGGTGGATACAAGTACAGCTACGCTCTGACACCGGCACAGGCAATTGACGAAGCCGAGGACGTACTTTCCGTTCTTTGTGGACGCGGATTGGATTTCCCAGTATTCTATGACCTTGAATGGAAACAGCAGAGAAGGCTTGGAAAACAGGCGATTGAGAATATTGCAGTATCGTTTCTGACCAGAATCAAGAAAGCCGGTTATAAGGTTGGAATTTATTGTAATCTCGACTGGTACAATAATGTTCTGACAGATGCTCTCAAGCAATATGATTGTTGGATTGCCCGTTATCCGGCAAGCGACAATGGTTCTGTGCAGGAAAGATTACGTCCGAATGTCGGTGTAGGCTGGCAGTATTCCAGTAAAGGAAAAGTTCCAGGAATTAATGGAAATGTTGATATGGATGTGTTTTACAAGGATTATAGAGATTCTAACCAGAAAGGAGAAACTAAAATGGTAAAAATCAGTAACTGCGGACATGATGAAAGAGGAAGATATGCAGGTGGGAAAGCAGGAGATCAGACTGGTACAGAATATCAGATCATGAACTGGTACAGCAGACCGTGGCTCTGTGTTCTAAGATTCAATGACGCTAAAATCGCAACCATGATCGCAGACATGGCGACAAAAGCGGCACAGAACAATCTCATCGGATACGATCAGGGTACTTCCGGAAACAGCAATGACCGGTATTCGTTCTGGCGGCACTTAAAGGCAAGTAACTACGATCCGGCGCAGATCACGGTAGCTTGTGAATCTGATTGCAGCGCAAGTACAGCAGCTATTGTCAAAGGGGCTGGGTATCGCTTAAATAATGCAAGGCTCAAAGCGGTCAGCATCTATCTGACGACACGGAACATGAGAGCTGCAATGAAGATTGCCGGTGCGAAAGTACTGACGGATAGAAAGTATCTGACATCCGGTGACTATCTAAAGGCAGGAGATATCCTCCTGAATGATAACCACCACGTGGCTATCGCTGTTACCACTGGCGCAAAAGCAAGTACGCTTTCAACGCCAACTATTCTGTCTAAAACTCCGAAGTGGGTGGGAAAGGTAACTGCAAATACACTTAATGTCCGCACATGGGCAGGAACAGAGTATGCACAGCTTAAAAGCTATCCTACACTTGCAAAAGGCAATTTAGTTGATGTATGCGATATCATTAAAGCAAAAGACAAAGCCGACTGGTACTACATCCGCATTGCCGGAAAGTACTTCGGTTTTGTTTCTGCAAAATACATCAAAAAAGTATAAAATATCCCGGGGTTAATTCCCCGGGAGTTTCTTTTTAAAATTAATGATAGCATCATTGCGCCAGCGAACTGGCACATAGAAGATGTCATTAATCATTTTTTTGAATTTTTGGGAAAATGTCTAGCTCAAAATTAATCTCGTTACCTTTGCCGTAAGTGTTTTTTATATTTTTCGAGTAGACGACTTTTTCAACTAGATTCTTGAGCATTCTATTTCGTGATTCTATGTTAAGGTCCCAATAGTTATTAAGCAGCTCTTCACAACGCGGAATAAAATTCGACTGTTGTGCCTTAATATTCTCATCGTGTTCGATTTCTTCTCTTAATTTCGTAATAATATCAGAGCATGATTGGATAGACCTAGCTATGGTTTTGGAGCGTTCAAGGAAGACTTCTGTGGTGTAGATTCCTCGCTCAAGCAGATCGTATTGTTTTGCTTTTTGGACATTTAAGCTTTCCAGCTCACTTTCTTTTTCGCGTATAAGATTTTGCTTAGATACTATACCAGAATTGATAGTATTATATGGAACATTAATATCATTGTTCAGCTTATACTTCTCTGTTATTTCTTTAATTCCATCAAGCACAGCTTTTTCAACTAGAGATAATTTGCTACTCACTGTAGGGCAAGACGTATATGGACACATGAGGGTATCTTCCTGTCCGCGTTTTTGATGAGGGCGGCGAACCATGGCACGACCACACTTGCTGCAATAGACAATTCCGGCAAGCGGATTGCGAACTGTGTTTTTTATGCTAATCGGACGGGGTGGGTTCTTTTGACGTATCTCTTGCACAGAATTATACAGATCGTCTGATATAATAGACGGATGCAATCCCTCACAGATAAGGACATTCCTGGACCGTGGGCGTGTCTTGACTACTTGACCATTCTGTATAGTCTTTACTGTTTTTCGACCATTCCACCGGATTTTTCCTATATACACCGGATTTGTTAGAATTCCCTGTATGCTGGCAGGAGTCCAGTCACCACCTAGCGCAGATTTTATTCCCATGTCGTTTAATTTCCGTACAATCTTCGCAACTCCAATTTGCTCACAACCATCACCGGCATACCATGTGTAGATCATTTTTACAATCTCAGCTTGAGCCGGAACAGGTCGGAGAGTATAACCTTTTTCTCTTGCGAGCTTAATTCTTTCGTATCCGTAAGGCGGTTTGTTTCCACAGTATTTGCCCTCTTTGACTGATGAGATTCTTCCGGCATTTAATCGACGCTTGATAGTTTTATACTCTCTGCGGCTCATAAATAGTCCGAACTCAAAATACTCTTCATCAAATTCATTGTTCGGATCATATATTTTTGTAGGGGTAATAATCTTCGTGTCAGAGTATTGAAAAGCTCTGGACACAACACCTTGGTCGATGGTGTCACCTCTGGCAAGACGCTCTACTTCGACAACCAAAACACCGTCCCACATGCCGGATTCTACTTCGTGAAGGAGTTGCTGCATGACAGGGCGGTCGGCGATAGTTTCTCCAGATACCACTTCGCGGTAAATTGCGCCCACAATGTACTCTTTTTTCTTTGCGAGATCTAACAGAATCCGCTGATGTCTGGCGAGTGTTTCGCCCTCTCCATGTGCTTCAGCTTCCCGATCGGCTCTGGATTTCCTTAAATAGATGCATACTGATTCATTCATTTCATCATTCTCCTTTTTTACACTTGTACGGCAATCCCGGAGATGATATACTTAATGTGTAGGTAAGATTATCACCGAGATTGTCTTATTTTTCAAAAAACCGGTTCCCGTTGGTAGCAGGAGCCGGTTCTTTTTATAAAAGTTCTGATTTTTTCTGGTCAAATTCTTCTTGAGTAATAATACCGCTATCTAAAAGCTCTTTGTAATCCTTCAGTAGTTCAACGGATGTTTTCTGATTTCGAACATTTTCAACAGCATCAGAGCTTTTGGAAATATTGAAGCTCTTTAACTGCATATCTATATTTGAACTACAGCGGAATCCAATAATATTTATTTGATTGGTTTCGATATTCCGCATTTTCATAGATGCATAAGAATCCACTTCAATGTTATCACTTGTTGTGGTAGCAGTTCCAGTAGTAGTGGAATTATTCTTTCCTTTAGTTTTCTTTCCGGTTCCAACAGCTGCACCGACAGCTGCGCCGACAACAGGGTTTCCAAGCGTGACAGCTGTAGCAGCCGTACCAATAACAGCACCAGCTAATCTTCCTTTTCGTTTTGTTTTTTCTTTACTTTTCCCTTTAGTGTGAGATGTTGTAGTTGTCTTTTCTACTGTTCTGTATTCCGGCCCGTTCCATTCATAGTCGAAAAGTTCATATTTGGTTGGAGCATCTGACACTGTAACAGATCCATCTTTCCATTGCTTCAAATCAAATCTTGTGTGTTTGGAACCAAGCTCAAAATCCTCCTTACCGGATATAACTCTCAGATTCAATACTCGAACAGGTTTTTCTACAACCGCCGGCTGGGTTGCTACGGAATTATTTGATATTGCAGGTTTTTGAACCTTATTTTTAATAGACAGCAAAAGTGCAAAAATAAGATACAAAACAGCAATTCCAAATACCTCAAGTACAACAACGACCATAATATTGTCTGATGAAAGATCGTTTGAACTCATCAAGGCCACAATCATTAATACAATTAATGCGGTCCAAACGATCATCAACACATTTCGTATTTTTTTCATATTTCCCCCTTTTGACACGATTACTCAAAATTCTCGATATAATTCTTATATAGATTCCTTATTTTGGCAGCCTCCCTCTGCCTGATTGGAACAATATCCCCCGATATCATCTCAAAATGATCTGATGCATCTTTAATTTCGTCCATGTTGACGATATAACTTTGATGGCAACGGAGAAATCTTCCATCAAGATGCGGCTCTATATCTGACAGCTTTCCACGTGCTACATGTATAACGCCGCAAGTACAGTGGACGAGAATTGATTTATTTCGGCTTTCTATGTATTCGATGTGACGGAATTCTACCCGATGTAAGTGATCTCGGTTTTTGATAGTCAAGGCTTTCTCACGGATATCTTCCAATGTGTGTGCTACGACAGAATACATGCGTCCATGCTCAGAGCCTTTGATGATGTAATGCACTGGCAAGACGTCCAATGCGTCAAATACATAGTTTTTGTATGCTGTCCAGAAGGCAATGTTGCCATTATATCCATTTTTCCTGAGCTGTCTTGCAACATTTATGCCATTCTCATTATCAAGGACCACATCCAACACGACTATATCGTACCATTGACCGTCTGCTATATCGTCAATCAGCGGCTTTCCACTACTATAAGTGTTTAGCGTGTAACTCTTGTCTCCGCGCTTTTTCAAAAACTCATCAACATGAGCCTTAAAAAAATCAATCTGTAAAGAATTATCGTCACAAATCGCAATTTTCATGCAAATCAGTCCTTTAAATTGTCATTTTCGCCATTTGCGTTAAATAAGAATTCTATATGTTATAGTTGATTATAGCATCATGCAATATAGTTGTAAATAGACGTTTGTAGGTGATTTTAGAATGAAAAGAGTCAAAAAAGTACTAATTTTGATATCGGTTATAGTTTTTGTCAATTATATAATCCATCTTCCAATGTGCGTGGATGATTATGTACACAAGGATTCTGACATATACTCTGCTCAACACATGTGCAGGCATTCGACCTTGACCAGGAACGCGAAGGGAATTTTGAAAACAGACGGTATTATAGAAACAATAAAAATTCCACTCAAAGCGAACTTCCTTTTTGCAAAAGTAAAAATTATATTCGATATTACGAATATTCCAGTGTACCACTGGCAGTTAGCTAGAGGAAATTTAGGCGTGTCTCGTTTTATTGGACTTGTGGGTTGATATAATAAGAACGAATGTTCGGTCATATTTCCCACAAAACGCACATATACTGTAATGTAGGTGGTAATTACAATAGGGAGGGTTATTTATGGATTATAAGAAAGAGATTATTGAGATGATACAGAAAATACATAGTGAATCAATGATAAAATTTATTTACGGGTGCGTAAAAAGGGCTTATAAAGAAGAAAGGGCAGGAAAATAATTCCTACCCTTGTGCTTTAGAAAATAAACTTCTCAAAAAAATCACATAACAAATCTTTTTTATCGGGCGGCAGGTTATCGTATTCAAGAATGATTCTTTTGAAACGAGGGTCTGACTGCTCGATTTTTGTAACTACGTCTCCAAATTCAATATCAGGGTCTTGATTCTCTTTTAAATCTGTCAAATCTGACATTCTTATTCGGAAATAATCGGCCAAAGCTCTAATCTTTCCGGTTCCTGGCATCGAATTACCTTTGCACCACATATTAAATGTAGATGCGTTTGTTCCAATGGCTTCAGCGATTTCCTTTTGCTGTTTTCCACTTCTTGAAATGTACTTATTAAGATTATTCGAGAAGATCTTTTTCTGCTCTTCAGTTGTCATGATTCTTTTCCTCCTTACATTTTGTATTTTACATCATATTTATAAAAAATTCAATAGTCAATTCAATTATTTTGAATTTTGGTGTTGACAATTCAATTCAATTGAATTATAATAAGCTCAGAAGCTAAGAAAGGAGATGAGTGAATGCCAAAAATTTCATTAGAAGCCGTTCGTGTGAACGCAGGATATAACCAGAAAGAATGGGCTGAAATATTCGGTATTTCCAATGCTACAGTGGTTAACTGGGAAAAAGGAAAAACTGAGCCTACATTATCACAACTTAGAAAAATGAGTGAACTTTCTGGAATCCCTATGGATTTTATTTTTGTGCCAAATAACTTCAATTAAATTGAATTAGAAAGGAGCGTAAATGGACGCATTACAATTTAACAAAGCCGTCAGCCAACACTGCAAAGAATCTGGTGGAGACTGTTGCAAATGTGACCTACGGCTTTACTGTTACCTATCGCCCAGCGAGCGACCGGATGAGTTAGTGAGTTTGGTTATTGATTTTTTGCATAACCGCATTGAAAACCATGATCATTATACCCATCACAGTGCGGCTTCATTTCCGTGTATTGATGATATGGACATGAGCACCGCAGTAGGCGGCGACTGTTACCAGAAACCTCATACTCTTCACAAACGTTCACGTGCTTGTGAATCTTGTGGCAATGATACAGTCGTGTAATTGTTTCAACCATATAATTCCCCTTTCGTTATACTCGGCATGTCGGTGCCTGTAAATGCATTATAGGTAGAGGGAAAAGGAAACGTCAATAGAAAGGAAATCATCAATGAAAAAATTAACAGCGGTTTTATTGTTCGGAATCATGGCAACAGGCGTTACTGCTTGCTCAACAGCAAGTACAGTAAATTACAATCTCAACAAAGAAGCGGATGAGTTCAATGTGTACAGAAAAATCACCGTAACTAATGCCAGAACCGACACTATCATGTTGCAGGCAGAGGGGTATATGTCTCTTAGCAATAACAGTAGCGATGAGCTTGTAATGACTATCAAGACAGGTGAGGGTACATACTTTAAGGATTACATCTACTTGAACGACTGGACCTGTTATGTGATGGAGCAAACAGAGCCGAACACAGTAGACAAATATCACTATGAATTAGTTTTCTATCCGGAAAGAATTATTCCAAATGTAGAAATCAAATAAAAAGCCAATATAAGGAGGATTTGATGGAGAAACATTTTGCAGAAGAAGCAAAATAGCAGAAACATCATAATCTATCGTAGAAAGGAGAGATTGTAATGGCAGTAATCAAAACAATTAAAAAAGGGTCTGGGGTAATCAGAATACATGATGATTACTGCAAGGATAACACACCGGAAGACAATCAGAGAATTGTAGATGAGTGTTCAAGAATCATCTTGAGCTACTATCGAAGAAAAGAAACAAATTTGACGTAAGCGCCCCGGAGGGAGCCGAAACCTCCACCCCGGAGCCGTAAACCACTAAACCAACCTTAGCGGATTACAGGACAATCATAACATTTCTTCCTGTATTTCGCAAGAGAACAGGAGGATTTTTTATGAAGAAAACCGAGGGCAAAAGTACAATGGATAGCGCAAAAGTAACCAGTTTTGAAGATTTTGAAAACTTCTATGCAGTGGAAGTCGTAAGAGAAGCCAAGAAACAGACTCAGAAATGGTTCTGTGCATGGGGAATTACCATGGCGGCATTGATTCTTTCAAATGCAGCATGGGTATTCCTTAGATAGAGGGGTACGAATGAAAAAATATCGTAAACGAGAAATTTTGATGTCAATAGCAATCGGAATCCTTTTAACATTCCTTCCAGCATGGGAGTGGACAAATGGATTTGATCGGATTCTGGCAGCGGCAGTTATAAGCCTGATTCTGATAGGAAATCTATGAAAGGAGAAAAAATGAACGAGAAGAAAATTAAGGAATTGTTCGAATTGTGTCTGAGGGTTTCAAATGAAACAACGGCGCATGTGAATTTTGACTATACGGCGTGTGACGACATATCCAGAGTTTATATTTATGTATTTAATGATGCAGGGGAGATCGTAAAGCATTTTTCAGTGTGCCAGTTTTACGAGTTTCCGTCCGAAGCTGGAAGTTTTGAGGGTGCGAAGAAATACCTTTTGGAACTGCTTATCAACGGGAGGTGTCCGTTAAATGAATCTTGAAGAATTAAGACTCCTCCCGAAGTGGGATATGGTTCTTGCAGTGAATATCTTGTTGGAGGAACTGAACAAGCGAAACGCTCCTATTGTTGATTGGGAGAATCCAGATATGTACGTGGATCATCTCGAATATCACGCCGCTGATTCCATTCAGAACGGTAAGACGGTTCCGGGCATGGGGGATAAGTCAGACGCAATCTATTGTTTTTTTAAGCAGTTAAAGGAGCCTGTCTATGAACGAGAGGATACAGGAAGTACTGAGACTGATTGATGTTCAGCTTGCACTTGTTCCAGATAATCCAATAGAGGAACAGTACAAGGCGAGGACATTGGCAAGTTACACGCAAGCACTAAATGGGCTTTTAGCGGCTCAGAAAGCATATAAGGAGAACGCTCATGAGTGATTTTGAAATCCGTATTCCAGCGAGAAAGAAACAGCCTGCAACTGATAAGGATAACCCGGTCGTGAAAGTATCAACAGGCGCATACAATGCGCTGGTTGAAATCTATAACGAATCGACCTTATCAATGAAAGATATCGCAAGTTTGCTGATCGTTGAGGGCAGTAAGCATGTAGTTTATGACAAGGAGGAATAACAATGGCAACACCAGTATTGATTATTGGAAAATCTGGTTCCGGTAAAAGTACTAGTCTTAGAAACTGCCAGAATGAACACTGGAATCTTATTAGAGTATTAAATAAGCCACTTCCGTTTAAAGGAAAGATTGACGGATGGTTTACAGATGATTACCAGCAGGTAATGAAGTGCCTGATTGCATCAAAAGCGGAGTCAATTGTGATTGACGATGCAGGTTATCTTATCACGAATCATTTTATGAAAGGACACGCTTCTGCCGGAAAAGGCAATGCGGTGTTCGCTCTGTACAATGATATTGGAGACTATTTCTGGAATCTTATCCAGTTCATTGTAACAAAAGTACCGCAGAATAAAATTGTTTACCTTATGATGCATGAAGAAAAAGATGATTCCGGGGAAGTAAAACCTAAGACAATTGGTAAGCTTCTGGACGAAAAAGTTTGCATCGAGGGTATGTTTACCATCGTTCTTCGCTGCATCGAAGAGAGTGGAAAACACTTATTTGTCACTCAGTCCAGTCAGGGAGCGGTAAGCAAGTCCCCGATCGGAATGTTTGACAGTTTGACTATTGATAATGACCTTGCAGAGGTGGATAAGGTTATCAGAGACTACTACGAATTAGGAGGAATTGAAGATGGTGGAAGTAACTAACTATTGTTTTAAATACGCAATAGAATTAAATACTATCATCGATGAATACAAAGGTGAATGTTCTTTTGATCATTTGATTAAAGTCGAACCAAAAAGCTATTCAAATTTAAGCTCTATATTTTCAAAAATTAATAATTCCGTTCACTATGTGCTGGAAAAATATGGAGACGTAAGAGAATGTCATTTGTTTTATCTCCCGGCATTTATGGGTGATACGTATAATTCGTCACTTATCAACATTGTAAAAGCAGACAATAATGGAACGACAATCGTATTTTGTGATAATAAAGAAATCGTTCCGTCAGATTGCATCGAAAAAATAATTTGTTTTGAGGAGGAATCAAAATGTTAAAACCACAGAATTATGACACAACACAGGCAGCAGGAGAATTTGAACCGATTGCGCTCGGCGGTCACAAGATGGTAATTAAGCAGTTATCAGAGAAAAAATCCCAGGGTGGACTTGATATGCTTGTTATCTTGTTTGATTTTGCAGACGGAGACGAGCAGGCAGGTTACTTTATGAAGCAGTTCGAAAATGATATCCGACCAGACAAGAAATATCCGAATGCCGGTACAAACTACATGGTTATTGACGAGAGTGTAGATTATGGTGTCCGTAACCTTAAAACTTTTATCACATGCGTAGAAAAGTCAAATCCGGGATTTGCTGTTAAGTGGGGCGATAACTTCGGGCAGCAGTTCAAAGGTAAGCTGATCGGAGGCATCTTCCGTCTGGAGAAAGACTGGTACGATAACAAAGAAGTAAAACGTCACAAGCTTGCATGGTTCCGAAGTATTGAGGGAATTAAGGATGCAGATATCCCAGAAGAGCGCACCACAAAAGCCTATGACGATCATCTGAAAGAAAAAGCTATCATGGGAGCGAATCCGGCAGGTACGGACTTTATGAGTATTCCAGATGGAATTGATGAAGAACTTCCATTTAATTAAAAGGATGTGTTTTTAATGGTTATACAAGTGGACACAAGGGAACATAAATCAGAATGGGAACGGATTCAGAGTCAGTTTGACAGCCTTGGAGTGCAGTATTTTCGCTCTAAATTGTATTGCGGTGATTATCAATCACTGGACAATGCAAAACTCTGTATTGACCGTAAAAAGGATTTACAAGAGCTTTGTGGAAATGTCTGCCAGCAGCATGAAAGATTCAAAGCAGAGCTTATCAGAGCGCGTGAAGCAGGTATTCAGTTGATTATTCTATGTGAACACGGGCCAGATATTAAATCAGTTGGTGATGTGTATTTTTGGGAGAACCCAAGAAAGCACAAAGTGATCTGGAAGACGGTAAACGGTAAAAAAGTAAAGACTGTGATATCGGACAAGGCTGTTGATGGCTGCCAGTTATATAAATCTCTCTGCACAATCAGAGATAGATACGGAGTCCAATTTGAATTCTGTACAAAAGAAGAAACCGGTAAAAAAATTGTGGAGTTATTGGAGGGTGGAAATGCCAAAAGCAAATAAAGCTAAAAGACAGTATGTTGTAACAGATCCATACGGAAATAATAGAATGACTGTTGCGGTATCTCCTGAAAAAGCAATTAATAACGCAAGATACAAAGACTATCTGGAAACTGGCGCATGGTATGACGTGCCTGATTTCGATGAATATGAAGTAGATGAAATTGTATGACAAAAGATGAAATTAAGCAATCAATGAAAATGTCCGAGATTCTTTCCAGATATGGGCTAAAGCCGAACAGAGCCGGATTCATACAGTGTCCCTTTCATAACGGTGACCGTACCGCATCCATGAAAATCTACAAAGACAGCTATTATTGTTTCGGTTGTGGTGCAACAGGTGACATATTTACATTCGTTCAGAACATGGATAATTGCGATTTTAAGACAGCTTTTACCATACTTGGGGGAACTTACCAGAAACCAGATTTCTCCTCCAGAATGGCAATATATCACGCTCAGAAGCAAAAAGAAATGAGAGAGAAAGCAGAGCGGAAGAAAAACGAAGAATTGCAGGAATGTTTGTCCGATATTGACTTTTACAGGTCTATTCTTGGCAGAGTAAAGCCATTATCAGATGGCTGGTGTGAAGCATGGAACAAATTACAGCTTGCATTATATAAGCATGGATTTCTAACAGGATTGGAAGAAGGTGATTAAAAGTGGAAATGATAAGCAAGCTCACGAAGGATTCTATTCTGGACGAAGAAGTGTTTGACGAGATATTCAGTCAAGAAGACGAGATATACAAGGCACGTCTTACGCTGACTCTTCTGGACAGAGCCAAGGAGCTTGGCGTAAAGAAAAAATTTGAGGATTTGCTGAAGGCTTATACGAAAGTACAGAAGCAAATGATCGAGAAAGAGAAGAACAATAGAACAGTGTCTATGCTGGACCAGTGGACTAATTTCTCTGATTGTGAATATGACAGAATGAAATGTCTTAACTGGATAGCAGATGATGACGGAATCAGAATATCAAATACGAATCCAGGATCACCGGATATTATAGCTTGTTATCACCCTATTCTCCCAATCGAACGAATGAAGAATCTGGAGACCGGGGAAGAACAGATAAAGTTAATCTATAAGAGGAATAATAAATGGTCAGAGGTTATTGTTCCAAAAACCATGGTTGCATCAGCCAGTAAAATTGTGGGCTTATCTGCGCTTGGCATTTCAGTGACTTCTGAGAATGCGAAGTTCCTTGTCCGATATCTGTCAGATGTAGAAAATGCCAATGATGATTATATCAACATCCAATATTCTTCCAGCAAAATCGGGTGGATTCGAGATTATTTCTTACCCTATGACAAGGATATCGTATTTGATGGCGATATGAGATTTCGGCAGTTATACGAAAGTATCAGTGTATGTGGCAGCAGAGCAGAGTGGTATGAACATGTAAAAAGGGTTCGTGCTACTGGAAGAATCGAACCAAAAATCATGTTGGCTGCAAGTTTTGCAAGCATTCTAATCAAACTGGTCGGTGCTCTTCCATTTTTTGTAGACCTCTGGGGGGAAACTGAGGGTGGCAAGACCGTAACGCTTATGTTGGGGGCTTCTGTCTGGGCGAATCCAGGTGAATCTAGGTACATAGGAGACTTTAAGACAACAGATGTGGCCTTGGAAGCTAAGTCTGATATGCTAAACAACTTACCGCTGATTCTGGATGATACCTCTAAAGTGTCGGCTAAAATCAGAGATAATTTTGAAGGTATTGTATACGATTTATGTTCCGGAAAAGGAAAGAGCCGTTCCAATAAGGAACTAGGAGTTAATCGGGAGAATCGCTGGCAGAATTGTATCCTTACTAACGGTGAACGTCCGCTTGCCGGATATGTCAGCCAGGGCGGAGCGATTAACCGAATTATTGAGGTTGAGTGCTCTGAAAAGATATTTGACGACCCGCAGCTTACCGCAGATACCCTTAAAAAGAACTACGGGTACGCAGGAATCGATTTTGTAAATGTAGTTAAGGAAATGTCCATTGACGATATAAAAGCCATGCAGAAGCATTTTCAGAGCCTTATACAGGACGATGACAAGATGCAGAAGCAAAGTATATCAATGAGCATTATCTTGACAGCAGATAAAATCGCAACAGATCAGCTGTTCCATGATGGCCAGTACATTGACATTGAGACGGCTAAGAATCTTCTGACAGAGAAAGAAATGGTATCTGAAAACGAACGCGCTTACTGGTTCGTGCTTGATAAGATTGCCATGAATGGAATTAAATTCGATAATAACCCAGATATAAAAACAGAAAGGTGGGGAATTATCGACAATGATCCGGTAGAGAAGACGTCAACCGCAATAATCTATAGCGCAGCGTTTGACGATCTGTGCAAAATTGGAAGATTCTCCAGAAAGTCATTCTTGTCATGGGCTGTTAAGAAGGGACTTGTGGAAACCGACAGCAGAGGTTATCCGACCAAAGCGAAAAAGCTGGACGGAATTGTTACTAAATGTGTGTTCTTGAAAATTGTAGACGAAATTCCAAAAGGATTCGTGAATTGTAATGATGATTTTGAGATTACAGACGATATTGTGTTTGATTAACAAACAATTCGTCCAAAAGGTAACCGGGTAACCTAGGTAACCTTTGATTCTGCATATATATATTTGAGTATTTATATGCACATATTGAGTATAAAAGTTTCCCTATATGAGAAAGTCAGGGTTACTCGGTTACTCGGTTACCTACCTGTAAAATCAATGGTTTGCGGATTTTTGAACGGTTACGTTTCGGTTACTATCGGTTACTCATAAAGAAGGTGAATAATGAAAGTAGAAGCTAAAGATATTCCGATCATGCATAAGTTCATGCCAGAGTTCTGGAAGGCGATAAAAGAATTTTACGATGTTAAAAATGATGATGAATATTTTGATGCATTACATAAAAAAATCGAGGATTTATACGAAATCTATCCAGACACTTTGGCAAGGTATCTGTCTTTGGCCTTTTACAAATGGGCTGCGGATGTGTCAAAGGGAAAATGCAAAGTATGAATGAGGTGATAGAAATGCCATATAACACAGCAAGAAAGTACTATGAAGGTATCCAGACAAGGAAAGACGTATATCTGTACATCATAAGATACTTGAAAGAACACAATTATCCGCCAAGTATTCCGGATATTGCAGCAGGTCTGGGCATATCTAACCATACCGCGCAGAATCATTTCGGTGAATTACTGGAAGATGGCTTACTTGAGACGGACAACCCCGGTACGCCACGAGCGTATCGAGTGACAGGATACAAGTTCAGAAAGGTGAAGGAAAAATGAGTAGCAAGTTAAAAGTCAAGAAAAAGACCAGATTTCCTGTTCAGACTTCTAATCAGGCGGCTTATGCGTTTGGACGGGCTATGCAGAACTGTTATAGACAGGTAAAAGACGTAGAGCAGCAAGCCTACGAGGATGGATTCACTGTTGGTGAAGATTGGAGCAACACGATCAACACTGTCACTACCATGATGGCTCTGAGACGTTTATATGGCTTTTCCACAAAGCGATTGCTTGATGTGATAAGAACTGCCAACGAGTACGTTGAAATGGCAAATAGGGGCGAAATGAGCGTTCTGAGCATGATACAGGACATTGAAGAGAACACAGATGTAAGATTTGACGAGATGAATAAGAATCTGGTTAAGAAGATGGGAGTTTAGTGTGCCGGTTATTTACATGGGCGAAAGGACAATGAGAATGGAGAAGAAAACACCGGAACAGGAATTAGAACTGTTAAGAGAAAACCTATTACATGAGCGTGCTATCTGGGAGCGCATCAATGAAAATGGCTGTAATGATCCATTCTGGACGGACGGATGTAATATGAATCTAACCAGAAATCATATTCTTGCATACAGAAATGAGATTGCAAATTGTTGCGAGGAACATAATCTTCCGCTTCCAGAAGAATATTTTCTAAAAGTACCGCCAGAAGTTGATGATAATTATATGGCAAACTTTAACCAGAAAGCCCGTGTGGATAGATTGAAACAGCAGGGTGATACATTAAGCCGGAAGAAAAAGAAGTTTATTGATGATGGACAGATGGAGTTTTGTTAATTAACCATGTAGTTGATTATATGGGGAAAATGAGGAAGAAAAATGAAAAATAATAATTACACTTTTTTTAAACCAAAACCAAAGAAAGTAGAGAGATACATTCGTTGCAGAAAATGTGGTGCCGCTATGGATGATAGAGATTTCCCTTTTGAAATTAAGTGCCACAAATGCGGATATTCGTTTCAGTCAAAGCCGTGGGAGCCACAACCTATGACGGCAGAAGAAATTACTGAATTATATTGTAAATTGCGCTATGGAAAGTGAGGACGCGAAATGTTAATCAGAAGTCAGAATAAAATAACGCTGATAAAGTTTGAAAACATTGTTATAAATATCAATAACATTAATGGCAAAGAAATTATTTGCTGGAGCCAGATGAATCCAGGAGAAGATGAATATATTTCATTGGGTCATTATTCCACCAAAGCAAAATCCATGAAAGTGCTGGATATGATTCAGGAAGCATATGCGAACGCAGAGTTAATTCCAATGGCGGTTCCGAATATTGAAAAGATGTTCACAGAAGCGCCAGCATCAAAAGAAAATGAACTTTTGGCTGAAGCTATTGGAAAAGCGCTTATGAATAAAATGGTCTTTCAGATGCCAGAGGATGGGAGCGTGGAAGTATGATTACATTCTTGTTAGGACTTACACTTGGAATCATAGTCGGAGCGGTTGGCCTTATATGTGTAGCGATCATATACGACAAACACCATCCAGACGAATAGAAAGGAGAACGGTATGCTGACAAGGAATAAAAAGCTGAAAGACTATGGTATTCCGGCAGAGGACATTGAAAAACTGAATACGATGCTGAAAGACTTCCCGGCAGAGTACGAATACCTGCTTACCAGTGCTGCCTTGTCAGCTTGCCCGAAAAACACGGTGATAGCGGATATGGTTATTGAGAATATCCTACACCGGAAAAGTTACAGGAAAATCAGCAAAGAAAGATATATTCCAATGAACCCGAAGGACTTTTATGGGTATAGACGCAAGACCGTCGCTGTACTGTATGAGAGAATGCGGTTGTTTGGAGTGTGGGAGGATGCAAAATGAAAGAATATAGATGTCCAAAGTGTAATAGTAAAAACCTTTTTACCAAGGAAGCCGGGAATAATACAGTATTGCATTGTGGGTATTGCGGTGCATGGATTAAAAGGGTCGGGAAAAATGAGCTGAGAGCATTTGAATATTCAACTAAGCAGAAACACGTAGATGATGCCAGTAGAAAACAGGACGATATTGCAAACATTATTTACGGCACTCTTGACCACATGTATTGCGATAATTGCAGATTCAGTAGCGAAATTAAAGAAAGCGATAGTGATGAATGGAACTGTGATGAATGTCACAGAAAATATAATGGATGGGGAGTTTCCATGCAGGAAAGTAATAAAATTGCAAAAGAAATTTTAAAACAGTTAGGAGAATAGAATATGAGCAGACTGATTGATGCGGACGAATTAATCAAATACATCAAAATTTGGGAAATTGGCACAAGTATTAGTTCTGACCAGAAAGAGTTTATTGATTGTGTTAATAAACAGCCGACAGCTTTTGATGCAGATGAAGTTGTAAGACAAATCAAAGATATAAAAGAAAAGGAACATGTAGCTTGCACAGATCAAAAATGTGGATATTGCAGATACCTTAGCACTTGTTCCTGTGGAGATAAGGCAGATAAACTTGCATTAGACTGTGCAATCGAAATCGTGAAAGGCGGTGGAGTTGAATGAGTAAATCAGTATTAGTGATTGATACGCCAAAATATTGTGCTTTATGCGTTTTACGCAGTGGAGTGCTTCACCCGTTCTGTAGAGTAAACAATAGAGATATTACAGATTTGAGTATTAGACCTGAATGGTGTCCATTGAAGCTATTACCGGAGAAGGACACAAAAAACCATTTCCCGGACGAATTTGAAGATGGGTATGCTGCTGGTTGGAATGGTTGTATTGATAAATTACAGGAGGAAGTTCTGATGATTGATTTAAGAAATACATGTGTTCTGGTTAGAACAAAAGAGGAAAACGAAATGCTTCTTAAAGAAGCTGAAAAACAGGGATTCCAATGGCCTACAAAAAACTATTGCAGACCATTACCAAAACAACATTTTCCAGACATTTTAAAATTTTATGAAGACAAAGATGTTACCCGCGAAGCACATATTGGCACAGACTCAACTTTCTACGAAGCATCAGAACTCCTCGGCACAAAAGAAATGTCTGCAAGAGAGTTTGCTGAACGGATTGCAGATGTAAGCAATTGTTGCGAACGTGAATGTATAGGATGTGTGTTGGACAACAGGAATAATAAGTGCAACACGGATTTGTGCAATACACGTAATTGGGAAAATAATATAGATGAACTTCTTGAAATTGCAAAAGTAGGAAAAGGGACAGTTCCTACACCCGAAGAGAAAGCAATTGAAAATATTGAGAAGTTTATCGAGAATCCAGATCGTGCAGCGTTGAATGATGAGTTTGTAGAATCTTTGAAGCTGGCAGTTGAGAAGCTGAAAGAGGTGAAGTAGATGGAGAGATTAACAGAAAGAATAAAAAGACTGCAAAAGGATGACTTGATTGTGTATAAAAAGGGAAAATATGAAGATACAATTCCAGCAGAAATGACAAATGATGATATAAGGGCAGTATTGAAAAAACTTGCAGCTTACGAAGACTTAGAAGAACATGGCTTGCTTGTGAGATTACCGGTTAAAATCGGTGATGATATTTATAAGATTCCGAGCAAAGCGAATTACGATTTAAATGTTCTGAATGGATATAAAGCAAATAACAGAGTATATCATCAAAAAGTTTATAGCATTGTATTTTCGCAAAGAGGATGGTTCATACAGTGCGATAAAGACAGTATTTATGTCCCAAATGTTATTTGTGCTGACATAGGATACGGAAGAACATGGTTCCTTACCCGCGAGGAAGCTGAGAAGAAGTTGGAGGAGATGAAGAAAAAATGAATTCCATAATTGTTTATTGGGATGATATTGTTGATAAGTTTGATGCTTGTCAAATAATAGATAAATTTATTTATGATTCGTTTACGATGCTTATTAGTCCTAATGAATATGCTCAAACAGGGTTGATTTTTGAAATAGCAACTAATAACGGGAATCCTAATGAATGCTCTTGCAAAGCCATCTTCGTAGACTTGGAAAAAGAAAAAGAGGTATACATAGGAGAATTTAATTGGAGTGTGCATGGTGAATATACTACTGTAGAAATATACGAAAAAGATAGAGAATACGAGGAAGCTTATGCAAACTGGGCGAGTAATATATATGCAATAATGTCTTATATAATGACGACCGAAAGAAAAAGAGTGGAAAAGCAAAGGCCTGTGCAAATGGCGAATTCCAAAAAGAAGCATAAAGCTAAAAGTAAAAATAAGAGCGTCTATCTTCTTTCGGAAATCGTGGATTACGTGAATGATAATGACCTGCTAATAAAACCAAGTAAAAATCACAAAATCACTTGTCCTTGTTGGAACGTAAGAGGACATTACAGGACGTATAAGAGCGGCAAGAAAGTATTTGTAAAGCCTTTCGAGAAAGGGAAAGAACGTGGAAAAGTAGCACCAAAACAGCATGTTTATACGATTTGAGAGGAGTGATAAATATGCCAGACAAACTTACACCAGAAATAACACCGCAGCTCGCCATATCAGCATTCGCAGTACTACATCAATATTGCAGCTCAATCAGTCCACATGACTGCATCAGATGCACATTTTACGAACATTGCCCGGAATGTTTCATGGGGTGTCCGGGAGATCAGGGCGAGACGATCAGAAAATTGCGTAACAATGAATAAAATTAGAGAGTCGGTATTTACCGGCTCTTTTTTAGCACAAAATTTCTCAAACATGTACCACAACTTTTCCACTGACCTGTGATAGAATATACTCAGAAGTGTTACTATGGGGTTTTATAGCTTAATTCAGAAAGGATATGATTGGATGTTGATAGGATGGCAAACGAGGAAAATTTAAAACCATTTACAAGCAATCAAAGCCGTGAGGAAGCCGTGAGAAACGGACAAAAAGGCGGTATTGCATCTGGATATTCTAGGAGACAAAAAAAAGCCCTTTCTGATTATGTGAAAATTATAGCTGAAAGCCCTGCATCAAGTACTGCAAAAAAGAAACTTGCAAAAATGGGGATTGCTGACGAAGACGCAAATAACATGGCAGTCGTAGCAACTTCTCTGTATAAAAAAGCGGCAGATGGAAATATACAGGCTATCGAAAAATGGGAGCAGCTAACAGCAGCTTCAAAAGACGATGATGAAAAATACGAACTTCCTGCCAGAGTGCTCGGCAAGGCATTCGTGGACATTAACCGACAGATTAAGCCCAACATTGAATATGTATTCGAGGGCGGCCGAGGCGGTCTGAAATCTTCATTCGTAGCTTTTAAGATTGTTGAACTTATCAAGAATAATCCTCAGATGCACGCCTGCATTACAAGACAGGTGGCTGGTACTCTGAAAGATTCTGTATATGCCAATATGAAATGGGCTATCAATGAACTTGGACTGATGGAAGAATTTGAATGCAAGGTGTCACCACTTGAGATCAAGTATATTAAGACAGGGCAGACAATATACTTCCGTGGTCTGGACGATGAAACCAAACTGAAATCTATTAAGCCGGAATTTGGATATATCGGAATCCTCTGGAAAGAAGAAAAAGACCAGATGAAGGGAGATGCTCAGGAACGTTCTGTTAATCAGTCAGTACTTCGTGGTGGCGATGAATCTTATGATTTTTCATCATACAACCCACCAAAATCAAAATCAAACTGGGTAAACAGGATCAAGCTCACACCTAACCCGAAAAGAGTTATTCATCATTCGAGTTATTTGGAAGCCCCGGCGGAGTGGCTTGGACAGAAGTTTATTGACGATGCAGCGCATCTGAAAGAAATCAATCCAGAAGCCTATGAGCATGAATACCTGGGTGTTCCAAATGGTGACGGCGGAAACGTATTTGAATATCTGGAGATTAGAGATATTACAGATGAAGAAATCGTCCGCATGGATCGTATTTTCGCTGGCGTAGATTATGGATGGTACCCGGATGCCTTCTGCTATCTCCGAACTTATTACGATTCTGCTAGAGAGAAAATATATCTGATTGACGAATTGTATGTAAATAAATGGAGCAACTCCAAGACCGCTGATTGGATCAAGAAAAAAGGCTATGACGATTATACGATGATATGTGATTCCGCGGAACCCAAGTCCGTGAACGACTTCCGGGATGCCGGACTTCCTGCCAGAGGAGCGATCAAAGGGCCGGGAAGTATCGAGTATGGTTTTAAGTTTTTACAGACTAAGACACTTGTCATTGACCCGAAGCGGACACCGAACGCATATAAGGAAATCACAGAGTATGAGTACGATCGGGACAAAGAGGGAAATGTAATAAGCGGTTATCCTGATGGAAACGATCATGCAATCTCGGCACTTAGGTATGCTTATGAGCCGTTATTTAACAGGAGGGGGTACAGTGCATAAAATGTTAGATAGGTACTTTTCAGATAAAATAAATAAATTCTTAAGCATCGGTTTAAAAATATATGGATCATCTGACATTAACGAAATCTTAAAAGTTGTAGAATATGAAGACATTATTGTGCGAGATACTTCTGTAAGATGGATGGATTTTAAAAGGTAGATTAAATGGGACTTATAACAACACTAAAAAGGTGGTTTAACATGATATTCAAAAAACAAGCCGAAGAGGACTTTAATATCCAGGCAGCAGAATTCCCAGAAATGGAATCGCTGATTAACCGGTGTGCGAACATTTACAGGGGAGTACCGGAATGGTTAGATGATAAGAATAACATCAAGACGATTAATTTTGCAAAATCCGTCTGCTCAGAAACAGCACGGCTCGCAACACTGGCGATTGGCATTCAGATAGATGGTTCCGCAAGGGCAACATGGTTACAGGGGCAGATAGATAAAGTATATTTCCAGATTCGTCACTGGGTAGAATATGGATGTGCCTATGGAACGGTATTTATTAAGCCGAATGGCGAGAGCCTTGACGTATTTACTCCGGCAGATGTGATGATTGTAGATTATGATAATCAGGAAATCAAAGGGATTATATTTAAGGATTCTTATACTGTTGGTAGAAAATACTACACAAGACTCGAGTATCACAGGTTTGTTGAGACAACAGTGGACGGAGTGACAACCTATCCGTATTATGTTTCTAACAGAGCCTATGTGTCAAAGTCTCCTCAGAGCATCGGCGATAAGATTGACCTTAAACAGACCAAATGGGCTGACCTTATGGCAGATACACCGCCGATTCTCAAAGCGAACGGTGAGAAGTTGGACGGGCCTCTATACGGAGTACTGCGGACACCACAGGCGAATAACGTGGATATTAACGCACCATTGGGTTTGCCAATATTTGCCGAAGCTATCGAAGAGTTAAAAGACCTCGATATTGCATACAGCAGAAACGCCGGAGAGATTTTTGATTCGCAGAAGATTGTTCTGGCAGATGATAGGCTGCTGATGCCGAGCGGCACACCTGTATCAGCCATGTCACCGCAGGGTATGGAGAACAGACGTAATGAGATGAACTTACCGCACTTTGTCAAGAATGTATTCGGGCAGGACGAAAAAGAGTTCTATCAGGAAATCAATCCAATTCTCAACACAGATACCCGTATAAGCGGCATAAATGCCCTCCTTGGACAGATTGGATATAAAGTCGGATTCTCTAATGGATATTTTGTATTTAATGAAAAAAGCGGAATACAAACAGCCACAGAGGTAGAAGCAGGACAACAGAGGTCTGTACAATTTATCAAGGACGTAAGAGACCAATTAGACAAAAGCATAAAACAAGTAGTATATGCGTTGAGCGTATATGCAGATTTATATGGATTGGCTCCAGTCGGTGCATATAAAGTTCAGTGCAACTTTGGCGAAATGGCATATTCTTATGAGAGAGACCGAGACAATTGGTGGAAGTATCGCTTACAGGGTGACTGTCCTCCTTGGATGTATTATGTCAAATTCGAAAATATGACAGAATCCGAAGCGAAAGCAATGGTCAAAGAAGCTCAACCAGACGAGCCAACATTATTTGGAGAGGAGTAAAAAGATGGCAGATAAACCAGTAACAAGGGAAGAAAAATATCTTGCGTACTTGACAGGTGATTATACAGGCGAAATTCCGAAGCCAATTACGAGAAAAGAGAAGTATTTATACGAATTATGTTTGAAAGGAATAGGCGGTGAGATTTCGCCAGAAGAAATCAAAGCCGCAGTAAATGAGTACCTTGAAAAGAATCCAGTCAAACCCGGAGCCACGACAGAACAGGCGCAGCAGATTGAGCAGAACAAGACGGACGTTGCTTCGTTAAAGGAAGATTTATCCAACAAAATTACAAAGTTCTATGCATCGAATCAGGGTGAAACTCATATTACTGATTCCGACAATGGCAAGACTCAAGATATGATGCTGTATGGTAAGTCTGAACAGAAACAGTATAGAGGGAAGAATTTAATAAATTCAGATGAGTATTATTCAAAGTATAAGCAAAATGATGGCACATATAAAGGAAAAGCGAGTGAATTTAACAAAATTTTAGTTCCGATTAGTAAGTACATTGGAACACAAATCACAGTTAGTTGTAAAGTTACAGTACCGTTAGATACGACATCGGTTCTTATCGAAGCAACGATAAATGGAGCTGTTACAAAAGGAAACAGAATTGAATCGGGTAAAAGCGAAGTGATAGCACTTACAATTTCTCCAAGAACAGAAAGTGATACAATAAAAATTACGTATGGCGATGGAGGTAATGGAATTGTTGTTGCTAGTGAATTTCAAATCGAAAAAGGTTCTGAAGTCACCCCCTACGAACCCTATGTTGGCGGTCAGCCATCTCCTTCTCCTGACTATCCGCAGGAGATTAAGAGCGTGGTGAATCCGACTGTAAAGGTGTGTGGGAAGAATTTGCTTCCCTTTCCTTATAGAGATACTTCAAAAACCCAAAACGGTGTTACTTTTGATGTACAAAATGATGGGACAATTCATATTTATGGAACCGCAAGTGCTGTTACTTATTTTAACTTTAGCACAAATATCGAATGTGGAAGCGAAAGTTTTTCTAATACGAATGAAAAATACAAATTAGTAGGCAACTTGTTTTATAACGCTAGTAACAAAGTTCTTAGTTATGTTGTTCGTGAAGGTACCACATGTGATTTTATTTTAAAACCAATGGTTGTTTTAAAAAACGAAACGGACTTAACCTATGAACCATACCACGAACAGACCGTCACTCTCCCATACACATTAAATGCAATCCCTGTAAGTTCAGGTGGTAACGTCACAATCGACAGACAGCAGTATATTGCGGATTATGTAGATGCAGAACATGGGAAGTTGGTAAAGATGGTTGATTCTTCTAAGTTAGATAATACACAATCTATTATAGGAAAAATCGAATGGTTGTTAGCAGAGCCACAAGAAATTGACTTAACGCAGGAAGAAGTGCAGGCACTTAAAGCACTTGCAACGTATTACCCAACTACAAATATCAGCGTCAATAGCAAACAGCTTGACGGATATGCAGTATTCAACTATCCAATTTCGATAAAAAACGGATGGAATTATGTAAAACAGCAGATAGGCGATACGAGAGATTATATCTATGATATGGATGCACGTAGTCAGGATACTGATTTACAGGCGGCAGAAGCCTACGTTAACAGCGAATACGCAGTAGCATTAACAGAATTGGAGGTATGATTATGTTATATAGAACATTACTAAAACTTAAAGAGAAAAACGGTCTGACAGACGATTTAAAGAATAAGATTGATATTTTCTTCGCAACGGGCAGGATTACAGAGGAACAGTACAATGAGCTGATGGATGTTAATAAGGAAGGAACCGAAAGCGGAAACTAATTAACTAAAGAGGGCTTTAGTTAACCAGCAAAAAAAACAAAACATGTACCACAACATTTATCGAAAGAGGTGATATACTATGCTTAGTCCAGATTATTTAAGGCGAATTACAGAGGGCAGTGAACAGATAGCAGAAGAACTGCATCAGTATATCATCTCTGAGATTGTGTCGAGAATGATGGCAAGAATCGGCAGAGGTGAGGATTATATTCTGACCAATGCCGATGCGTGGAGAATCAGAACACTACAAGAATCTGGTGAACTGTTAGAAGACATTCTGGCAGAATTATCCAAATACACCAAACGTGAACAGCAGGAACTTCTTGAAGCGTTTGAAGATGCCGGAATCACTGCAATGAATTATGATGATAAGGTATATAAGGCGGCAGGATTAAGCCCTGTACCGCTCGAACAGTCGCCAGCTATGATAAGACTTGTGGAGCGAAATATGCTTGCGACTATGGGAGAGTGGCGGAACTTCACAAGGACAACTGCAAATGCGGCTCAGGCGTTATATATCAACCAATGTGACCTTGCATACAATCATGTGATGACTGGGGCGGTCGGGTATACACAAGCCATCAAAGAGGCAGTTAATAACGTTGTGAGCGATGGCGTGACTGTCACATATCCATCTGGCAGAAAAGATACAATTGAAACAGCAGTAGCACGCTCTGTCAGAACTGGCGTGGCGCAGGCTACGGGAGATATATCCCTAAAACGCATGGAAGAAATGAACTGGGATTTAGTTCTGGTCAGTGCCCACATGGGAGCCAGAACAGGTGACGGCGGTGAGAATCCGGGAAATCACGCATGGTGGCAAGGCAAGATATACTCTCGTTCTGGCAAGAGCAAGAAATTTCCACCGTTCTCATTGACCGGATACGGAACAGCAAGCGGACTATCAGGAGTTAACTGTCGGCATAGCTTTGGGGCAAGTGACGGGGAATTTAATCCCTATGCAGAACTATCAGCACAGGATAAAGCCGACAAGGGCAAACAGTACGAAAAAGAACAGCGACAACGTACTTACGAGCGAAGAATCCGCAAAACAAAGCGTGAAGTCCTTGGAATGCAAGCGGCGGTTGATAACTGCAAGGACGAACAGACAAAGTTCGCATTACAACAAGACCTTGACCGGAAGTCTTATCTTTTGCAGAAACAAAATGCTGCATATAAGGACTACTGCAAGCAGAATGACCTAAGAGAGCTGCAAGACCGACTTATGATAGCGAAGTGGAACCGCCATAATGCTGCGAAAGCCAGAGGAGCGGCGAAACGATATAAAACAGCAAAGGGGATTGACTGATGGATAGATGGGAATATTTCAATCCGAATCCTGTTAAGGATAAGAGAACAGGAGATTGCGTTGTTCGTGCCATCTGCAAAGCAACCGGACTTGACTGGGAAACAGTATTTGCCGGATTAATGATACAGGCATGTACTCTGTCAGATATGCCAAGCGCAAATTATGTCTGGGGAGCGTACCTCTATAAACGTGGGTACAGACGCAAACTGATTGAGCAATCAGAACGGTATATCTATACAGTCAACGACTTTTGTACAGACCATCCGACAGGTACGTATATCCTCTGCATAGATGGTCATGTGGTGACAGTACAAGACGGCAAATATTACGATACATGGGATAGTGGCAATGAGATCCCGGTATACTACTGGGAAAAGGAGTAGCTAAATGAGCATATCAGAATTTGTACAAGTATTCCTTTCGATCTGCGGAGGGGTGTCCATTGTCGGAGGGGCGGCAGCCGTAATTTTTAAGTGGATTACACCGGCATTTCGGCTTAATAAGCGAGTAGAGACACTGGAAGAACATGATAGGCGAGATTATGAAAGTCTTCGGAGGATTGCAGAGCGTGATTCATTGATTCTGGAAGTGCTATCAACCATGCTGGATAGTCAGATTAGTGGAAATAATGTTGAGGAATTAAAAAAAACAAAGCAGAAGCTCACGGAGTATCTTGCACAGAATCAACGTTAGCATTGATAAGGGGTATGCTCATGAAATTATATGTGTTCACAAAGAAAGATATAGACAGGTTCTTGATAGAGTGTAATTTCACACCGGACGAAGAAAGACTGTTCCGGTTGAGATGCCAGGAACACACGCTTGAATACTGCGCTGAACAGATGAACGTGAGCATATCCACGGCGAAACGGTTGAGTCGCCGGGTAAATAATAAAATAATCAAAGTGTGCTGATACTTTTTGGATACTAATTAGAGCCAGAAACGACCTGTTTCCGGTTC